CGTCTTTCAGATAAACAAGGTCTACGCCAAGATTGCGAACCTTGTCAGGGTCGGCACCGATTGTCTTATTGAGACGACCGATAGCACCTTCAACGGCGTCAATTGGAATTCCGATATCGCCAGCCGCTTCGATATAGCGTGACGCGTCCTCAACAGCCAAACCAGTCGCATCAGCGAATTTGCCCGCTGATATTGCCATGTTTTGAAACGCTGTGATTCCATCAGCGACAAACTTGCCGACTGCGGCACCAGCTGCAACAGCAAACGTAGAAGCATTAGCGGCAACAGCATCTAAAGCGACTTTTGACCCAGCTTTAAATTTGCCCATGCCACCTTCGGCTTGACCGACAGCAGCTTTGAAGTCGTTGAAAGCAGCTTTAGCGTTTTTAATGCCCGTATCTTCAAGACTGGTAATGATCGGAATGTTGATTGCCATTAGCGAATCCTTGCCATCTCTTGGTTTGCTTTAAGAACCACGGCCCTAATCGTGGAATCCATTTCTCGTTCAATCATAGACATTGAATCCGCGGCTTTAGCCCACATGAAACGCGACGGCTGACCGGGTAACAAACTGGCAAACATCGGACGCCGATATTTAGTTTCACGCTTAGACGACGATCCTCCAGCCCTACCAGCCATGTCTACAATCGCCACAGGCGCGCCCTTAGTCGTAATACGAACAATGTTGACAGGGACACTCATACGGGGCTCGTTGAGGTTCCTGCGGGGCTTACGGCTGTCAATCTTGATGACCGAGTTCTTGCGGTTACTCCACCCGGTACGACCGTTGTGAGCCATTCCCGACAGCGGAGGCGACGACGGAATCGACTGGTTAATTTCAGCCAGCAACGGTTTCAAAATATTGCGAATGTCTTTGTTCAATTCACGCTTTAAAGCAGGGTTGATTTTGCCAAGTTCTCTCAGCGTTTCGCCCACTCCTTTCACCTGAATTGTCATCGCTTGCTCTCGTTCTGTTCAATAATCAACCTGACCATTTCGTCAATGATCTGGGCTGGTGTTTCCATCAGATCCAACGGACTGATGCCTGTACGAACAGCGAGCTGCGCGATCAGGTTTGTGGCTCTTCCTGCGGGCCCTGTTTGGCTTTTGGGAGAAACGTAATATCCATGACGTTCTCAACCCAAGTGCTAAACAACGGAACCACAATCTTCTTGGTTCGTAACGCATCCCAAGCCAACCATGCGAGAGGCTTGAACTTCATGTCTTCTAAAAAACGGCCCACGGAGAGCGTGGGGTGGTGATCTTCCCACCTACACGCAACTCCGTAAGTGATCGGTGCTTCGAATGTTTCACCGTCAACCATTTCTACTTTTAATGTCATGCCAATCATGTCGGGGTCCTTTGGTTAGTTGTTGATTACGGGCTGGTGACGTCGCGCACCCAAGTGCCGCCGACATAACTTACGCTGACCTGGCTCAATTCTCCCACGGTCGTGACGATCGGCGTAAACGAAGCCAACATGGCATTACTGATCGTGTATTCGGGGTTACTGGCGGACTCGGTTGTGCCTGCTGGTGAGATGACCAGAGTGGTGGTGCCGTCGCCGACCTGATCAAACAGGGTGGCTTCAATTTCGCCTGTCCCGTAGTTCATGAACATCGTCAAGGTGACGTTCACCATTTGGAGGCCTGACACGAAGCGGTGCCCGGTATCGCCGAAGGTCGTGGATTCGAGTGAGTCGTAACCGATCTCAAGCGAGGCCGCAGAGGTGTTCTGCGTGACATCCACTCCACCGATGGTGACGGTTGGGTTGGACAGGTAAACGGTTTTTGTTGTGGGCATGGTTTTTCCTTTATGGGATGCGCTTGGAAGCGATTCTGATAGTTAGGTCGTATGCGGGTAATTCTTGTGAACCGATTTGTGCAAGCGACGGTGAGCCACTTACAACGGCGATCGGGCTGTTCATAATTGTGTCCACGACGCCGAGGATGTAGTTCGCCGAGTCGCTATTGCCGGGTGGCGCGCCGAGGATTCGGAGATCAACTGTGATGTCTGCGATTTGGTTGTTGAAACAAGTGAACGTCGGTAGTTCCACGAACACGGTGAGCGGTCGTGCGTTGCGCGGATCGGTGACAGGCTTGAGTCCCAACGCTGTAAGCGACGCTGACACGGTGTCAACGGTATCCGTGAAGATGCCTGCCATTTCATGCACACTGCGATCGTTTAATGCCGAGCAACTGGTTAACTCGACCCAAGGTCATTAATGGTGGTCCTGTCATGTCACCAAACGACGCGTATGAGTCGCCAGTGGTCCCGCGTTCACGGTAGAGCCCTGCCGCGTAAAGCGTGGTTCCTAACAGCACTGAACTGTCAGGGACGGTCGTAAGACTGTCGTGGTAACCAGCCTGCACGCGACGCCTGAAACACCAAGAGTTCGCAGCTGCGACACAAGTCGTTAGAAACGCAGTGTCATTTGCCGTGGCCGACGAGATCCCAAGAAACTCAATTACTGGCGCAGTTGATGACAGCCATGTGCACGTCAAGGTCCATGTCAAAGTTCCAAACGGATCGGCAGCAGATCGTTCTAGATCGTCGCCAACATCTTGGAACATCAACTGGTTGACAATGATTTCGTTTTCGTTGTAAAGCAGGTCGCCTGCTTCGTTAACGCCAGCAAACAAGTTGACCGGTACAGCGATCACAATGTAAGTGCCGTTCAGGCCGTGACCGAGTCCAGTGAGTGTGATTGTCTGGCCGACTGTGATGTCGGTTGCTTCGAGGGTCTGCACCACAGCAACATCGTCTAGACGCTGGTGGTGCGTCACGCTAAATGTGGCCATGGTGCAGTCTCTCTACTTAGTCAGTCAGATCAGGCGAACGTGAACTTGACGAACTTGCTTGCATCAATCATCAATGCGGCGAAGTAGCCACGGAACGCAATGGTGCGGCTCAAGGTGGACGGGTTGTCCAATGAGATTGCGCCCTTCTGCTGTTCGAACAGTTCGTAACCAGATGCGTCGCCGACGATACAAGTCGCGCTTGCAAAGTTGCGGTCAACTACAACTTGCAGACCAAAAGCGTTTCCGTTGACTTGACCGGGTGCAAGATTACCAAATGCGTTCATTGGGCCAATCTGTGGAAATAACGGACGCTTGCTCGAATCTGACAAAGCGATCAAATCTTGCCAAATTCCGGGAGCCACAAATAAGTGAGTCGGCAAGTTGCCATTTGACGAGGTGAGAATTGTTGCTGCAGCTTCAGCAATTTCAGCGGCCCAAACTTCAGGCTTGCCAGTGTCGGCAGCAGCAAAAGCTTGAGTCGTGGTTGCGCCGGCAACCAAAGTGTCGGCTGCGTAATTGTCCGTGGCGTTTGCGTAGATACGGCCCATGTCGTCAAGCAAGATTGACAAGATTGCGGGATCGGTCCAATCAAGATCGGCTTCGGAGATGTTGACATAGCCACCGAAAATCTGCTTGGTGACCTGATTCGAACTGACCACGAAAGTGCCTGACTGGTTGCTCATTTCGGCAAGGCTTGCACCAATGCTGGTATGGGTCGTGACCTCAGGGCGAATAAAGATCTTGCCTCCACCGGGCATGGACTTGGCACCAACTGCATCAACGACAGGGCGACGGCCGACGAAGTTGTTGTAGACAGGTCCAAGGATTGGGGTTGGGAGCACACCGGGTGTGTCGGTGGTGACCACGTCGGGAGCTGCGGCGCGAAGTGCTTCGTGCATACGTTCCCAAGCAGTTCCGCCAGCAATGGCAGCACTCAAGTATTCGACAGCGGTCGGCAATTTTGCGTCACGCTTAACGGCGGTTGCATAGATGGGTTGAGTCGCAACTGCGGCTTCAACGGTTGTGGGTTCTGACATTTCATCCTCCTCGGATGGTGTTGGGGTTGTTTCTGTTGGGGTTTCGGTTTCGTCGGGTTCGCTTTCATCGGGTGATGAGGCGGCGACTGAGTAGACCTGTGCTGATTCGTAGGCTGGCACAGTGACCACCGATAGTTCTACGAATCTAGCCTGAGAGACCTCTAGGGTCCCGTCTGACAGGCGCTTGAACTTGGTAGGGATTGCGCCCACCGAAACGCTGTCTAAAGCGCCGTCGGCGAGCAGTGCGAGAGCATCATCGGCGGCGCGAGTGGCGCTCAGTTTTGCCACAAACATCATGCCCTCGCTGGTGGACACTCTTTCGGTAACTCGACCAATGACGCGCGTGTCGTCGTGGTATTCCAAGAGCTTCGGCATCGGGCCGTCCTCGGGCAGTGAGCCTTCAAGAAAGACCACACTCTCGCCACCACTCAAAGTGGCTTTGACATTCCACGGGACTGCAAGGCCAGTAATTTGACGCGACGGTTCACCATCAGCGGACGCGTCCAGCGTGATCTGTTGAGCGGTCAATCTAATCATGAATATTCTTCCTCGCGGTTTCCTGAATCAAAAGCGGGTTCGCGCTCAACATTTCCTAGATCGTTTTCGTAAACATAATCGGAAACATCAAATTTGACGTATCGTCCACGCGGTAAAAGTTGATTCATTGACAATGTTTGTTCAATGGCATCCAAATATTGTTTGGTGCCAAACAAGTAGAGATCTTGGCGTGCCTGTTGCGCGTTCTGGTATGTGTAGCCCTGTACGCCAATGCCCAAAAGGTATGCGGGAATTCCAGTGGCCCGAGACAATTCAAGCGACTGGAATTGACGCGACTCAATTAGTTGCAGTTTGTTCGGGTCACTGGAGAACTCTTTAAAAGTCACGACGCTGTTAAGTGCACCAATAGCACCAACTTGTCGAGCGTTACGCCAAGCAGCTGCAAGTTCTGAAAGATCTTCGGCTGACATTGGTTCGGATGCGTCAGTCTGTTGCAACCAGCCAGCGGCAATCTCATTAACGGCAAAACGATCAGCGGCTTGCTGAAGTTTTAAGGCCGTCATGATTGCCCGGTTGCCTGTGTACAGCAGACCTTGAGTCGGTGCCAAGAACTGCACGACGTCATCGGTTGCAAGTGGGTAACCGTTAAATTCGACTTGGTCGGACGGGCCGAACCATTGCGGACCTGCTTGATCCATGGTCGTGACCATTGCGGCGGGTAACCATTGGAACGAAAGCGGGCGTCCTGTGGCTGTGGATCGGCTGGTGATGTACCAGAATCCGCGACCGTGAAGCATAAGGTCCGTGACGAGCTGGGAGAAAATGAAGTTGCGCGTGACCTTTGGATCGGGCTGATCCATCCACGACTCGTTCTCCAAATAGATCTCTTCGTACTCTTCGCCAGTCCATTGCGTGGTGTAATGCTTAAGTTCTAAGCAGCCGACCATGGACGCAATCATTTGTATCGAGCGGGCAACAGTGGGAACAGAGAGGGCCAGTTCTTGCGACGCCCCGACGGAGTACGTATAGAACTGACCCACCTGTGCGGCAGAACCTGCTGCAGCCTGTATCGGCGCGGACGCAAACGCAGGGGTCGCGCTTACTTTTTTGCTACCGAAAAGAGCCATCACTTGCGAGTCTCTCACAGATATTTCTTGTATGTAAGTACCCCTAGCCAAAAGCAAAAGCGGCACGCGACGACCGCACTGGTTTGGACGCAAGCATGATTCCCCACACGGCACAGCGCGCCAACTCAATCGGACCGGGTGACTTCTGCGAACTGAGCACAATAGACCCGCCAGTTTTGACGGCCACGGCTCGAGCGAGATGTTCGGCCAGTGCAATGTCGCCAGTGTGGTTGACGCGATCCTCCACGATCATGGCCCGACAAGCGGCCGTCCATTTCAACAGTTCGGCGTAGCCGACGATTTGCATACGACGCCGTAGGTCTGGTGGACAATGAATTTCTAGCGACGGGGTGACTGCAAGTTTGACGGTTTGGTCGTGCATGATCCGCACAACTTCCTCCCACATTTGTGCAGCCGACTCGACAACGAACGCGACCGAAACGATCACGCGACCGTCATCAAAAGCAGTTGAGATCCCGACGTAGCGCGAGTCATCAACCGATGAGTCAATTGTGAGCCACTGGGTTGCTGGTGCTGGTCGGTCGGATTTTCGGTCGTTCCATAAATTAATCGGCAAATAGGAATTTGTCGAATCCACCCACAGATTGAGGTGGCCACGAATGAACGCTTGACGGTTCGGTGAGTCGTAAGCCAACTCCAACGCTTTAGCGGTGATCGTTGTTCCTAATGCTGGGTTTGCCCATCCCCAGTGCGACCGATCTTCAAGACTCACACCGGGCGGAAGTGACCACTCAGCAAAATAGAGCGCCGTCGGCTGGCCCGAGTCAATCGCCGCAATGCCTTGCTCTCTAAGTTGCAAAAGCACTGTTGAACCTTGGTCGCCCGCAGTTGAAAACATCATCATCATCGGATTCTTGACCGCAATTTGTGAC